AGGGTGCAAGAGGTGTCAACAACAAGGATTACAGAGCGCTGTTCTTGCGGCGTACCACAAAAGAAATTAGTGGTATGGGTAATATGTGGGATGAGTCGATGAAGATGTACCCCTACATTGGCTCGCAGACGAATTTAGCATTGTTGCGACATACATTTCGCAGCGGTGCGATGGTGCAGTTTAACCATCTGCAATACGAGTCGGATGTGTACTCACATAAGGGCGACCAATTAACGACGCTCTTATTGGATGAGCTGACCTCGTTCACCGAGTTTCAGTTCTGGTACATGATTACGCGGCTCAGAAGCGTAGCGGGTTTGAGCTGTAGGTGTTACGCCACGACTAACCCGGACGCGACAAGCTGGGTGCGCGCACTGATTGAATGGTATTTGCTACCGAACGGCATAGCAGACCCCAAGAAGGCTGGGAAGATACGGTATTTGTATCATGAAGATGATGGGATAACGCATTGGGCTAGCACGAGAGAGGAGCTAGCAAGACGTTGCGAAATACCGGTTGAATGGGTGCGCTCGTTTGCGTTTATACCAGCCACGATTGAGGATAACCAGATATTGTTGCAAAGCGACCCAAGTTATGTGGGTCGGTTATCGCCGTCCCGGATTGAGCGCGAGCGATTATTGCATGGCAACTGGAATGTTAAAACTGAAGGCAAGATATTTAAGCAAGAAGAGTTTCGATCGTTTGTTATCGAGCCTAAATTTAAGCTCAAGATAATTACGATTGATACGGCCAGCAAGACCAAAGAGGCGAGCGATTATTCGGTGCTGCAATGCTGGGGATTGGGTGAGCAGGGAATTTACCTGATTGCTCAGTTGCGCGGCAAATGGAAATTGCCAGAGCTAGAGCTGATGGCGATTGCGTTTGCTGAACAGTTCAGAGACGCATTGATATTTATTGAGGACATTGGCGCAGGCACGGCATTGATACAGCGCCTAGAGCGTTTGATTAAGCGGCCAATTATGCCGATAACCAGGACGAGAGATAAGTTTAGCAGGGCATATGAGTGTCAGGCGTGGGTAGAGCAAAGCTATGTGTTTTTGAATCCCACGGCTGATTACTACCTGCCATTTATTGGAGAGGTCACAGCGTTTACGGCGGACGATAGTCACGCACACGATGACCAGGTGGATTGTATGTTAGATGCGATAGAAAAGCTTTTAATAAATCCGATACCGGCTGCGAGTTACGCGAATGATGCAATGAAAGAAATTAGATTAAGTTCACCCATTAACTAAAGAGGAATAGATATGGCAACAGTTAAGAAAAATGTAACGGTTAAACCAAAACCACCCGAAGATAAAACCATTGATGACCAAGATGTCGCAATCGACAGCGCTAAGCAAGACGTGCTTGATTTATTAAAAGATATGGGTATCGAAGCTGACGCCTCAAAAAGCATGGGAGAGTTAATCGGCTACTTGCGAAAGCACACGCAAGAGCTTGAAGACAAAGTAATTGCTATCGAAGCGGGATACATTGAGCAAACCGTCAATAAGATGAAGGGCAATACCAATATCAGCAATGAAGAATTTCTGCGCAAGCTTGCCATGTTAGGGGTGCAGCCTCTGTATGTCCAACCGTTTCGTCCCAAAGGTCTTGAGTACGATACCTACTTGTTTAACGAAGTGGATGTGGAACGATTCTTGGCAATGCCGGACGAGCAAGCCAGCGAGGAAATTTGGTCGAAAATACGCTTTAGTGGCATCGAGCCTGTCTCGCGCTATAAATTATTTCAACAATCATTTGATAAATAACCATGGCACACGATTTAAGAACGATAGAGAAAAAAGTAGGGGCCTGGCAGTCGTCGTATAGCGATAACAACCAGCGCGGCTACAATGCAATTGACTTTACGATTGGCAACTCTCAGTGGTCGGGCGGCGTTAAAGCTTCTCGCGCCGCTAAGAATAAAGAAACGCTAACCGTTAACAATGCCATTAAGTACTTAAATCGCGCTCTTAATCAAATGCGTCAGATTGAATTCGTGATGGATGTTACGCCAACTGATACGCCGGAAACACCTGAGCAAATCAAAGAATATAACGCCTTCAAGATGTTCTTCCGCCACCATTACAACAGTCCGAAGCAGCAGGGTAAATATTTTGAATCGATTCAAAAAATGCTTACCTTTAGTTATTCGGTTATTGAAATCAAGTACGACCGGGAAGACCAAAAAACCTTAAACAAGATGCCGTACAAAAAAGTGCATGCTGACCCATCGTCCTGCTTCTTTGATTTGAATGCCAAGCATCCCACTAAATACGATGGCGAGTACTGCGGTTATCGCACCGAGGTCGACAAAGAATCCATCGAAATGTATTACCCTGAGTTCGCCAAGAAAAATGAACTCAAAGATAGTAACTTGTGGACGGTATACTATTATCGAAAATGGATAAAGAGTAATTATGTGCAGCTTAAAACCGGCGTATATAAGCGCTATGATTTGCTGGATTCAGAAGAAGAAAAGCTGATCCAACGTGACAAACTCGGCCTTCCCATTGTTAAAGCAGAGTGGGTCAGCGAGATATGGATGAAGCAATATTGCAACAAATACATTGTTGGCAAACCCGCTCTATATCCGACCGATGACCTGCCAATGATTTATAACTTTGCGCTTACGCAGTGGACTAAGGACGGTTACCAAACCTATCCTTACACGTACTACATGCAAGACGCGCAAAAAATGCATAACTTCGTGGTATCGCAAATTGCAACCATGGTTAAAAATGCAACGGCCGCTAAATACTTCTTCACGCAAAAGCATTTACAAAATGAAACCCAAAAGAATGATGCTAAAAATATCAACTCGTTAGAGGGTGGCTTTACATGGGGTGAGGATGCGCTGCAGCCGCTGCCTCAAAAAATACAGCCCGACGAGGTTCCGCAATCGCTGATGGCGTTAGCGCAACAGTCTAACCAAGAGCTTGAATCAATCTCAGGCGCAGCCTTTGAAATGCAACCATCAGATAACGTGGTGGTGTCGGGTCGAGCAATTCGTGAGTACACGCACAACATTCAGATGATGAACAGTGGAATTGTGGCATCCATCATTGAGTTTATCGACATATCGTGCATGTTAGAAATGCAGATGATAACCAAAATCGTGACCGAGGAGCGCGTATTGTGCGTCAAGGATGATAATGGCAAGATGGTGAATGTTGTCATCAACAAGAGGCTGGAAACCGGCGTCATTGTGAACGACATCAAAGACATCGCCGATAGATTTTATTATGAAATCAAAGCATCAGCGACTACTCAAATGCAAAAGGATAATACGCAGCGCGCCATTGAGATGATGACCAAGGCCAGCCCGGGCAGCTTTGCCCTTCTTGGCGATATCTTTGCCAAATGCATCGACTCACCCTATTCAGGTGAAATGGTGCGACGTTTGCAAATTGGTATGGACCCTGACTTATTGGCCGTGTCGGATGGTGAAATCAGTGAGGAAGAATACCGTCAAAAGCGTCAGCAAAAACAACAGGCGCAGCAGCAAGCCCAAGGCCAAAAAGAACAGATGATGATGCAAGAGCAGCGTAAGGCTGAGCATGCACTTGCTGAAGCGGAACATAAAAAAGGTGATGCCGCCATTGAAAGAGCCAAGAATGAAAAACTTAAAATCGCCGTTGATGCTGAAGATAAAAAAGCCAAGAACACTATTGAGATGGTCAAGGTGCAGGGCGAGTTAGGCCAGAGTCAGCAGCAAATCGATCTAGAGAGGATGAAAGCGGCGGTTGAAGAAATGCGTAATGTACTTAGCGCGATTAGCTTGGAAAGAGCGCCTGAATCGTTAGGAAGCATGCCAAATGCCAGCGATTAATATCACAAGCGGAACATCGCCTGACTGGAATCCGCAAAGCAATAACCCCCAGATTTATAATATGTTTGTAGGTGAAGATAAAAAGCTTCACACTATGCCAGGATTGAAATTGATTGCTGCTTTGAGTGGTACGCTTGCAACATGGTGGACTAATTATGATGGTGGAAATTATATTGTCGTCACCGAGCTTCAATTGCTTAGGGTGTCGCCAACCGGGGCGATCACTAATCTAGCATCGCTATCACTTTCTCAATTCAGCGTGGTAGAAGTAACGGAAAATCTAAAATTCCAGCTTACAATTACCACCGGTACGGATGCCTATGTTTTCGACCAGGTAACAGGCATTTTAACCGACCTTGGTCCATCCCAGGGCTTTGAGCTTGGCAACCCCATATCATGCACGACACTCAATAGCTTCACTACAATACTCGATGCTAATGGTCGCTGGAATATCAGCGCGCCCAATGATGCGCTTACGTATCGACCTGAGGCCGTGCAAACAATTGATCCCACGCTCGTCAAAGCTTTGGCCGTCAAAGCAATTGATAACAATCTATTTATATTCGGTACATACGGCATCGAGCGCTGGAACCCAAACTTAAACACAAATGTTTTTTTATTTCCGCTATCCAAAGACCAAGATTTTAAAAACAACTTCGGCGCCATCTCGACCAACTCGATTGCATCCGATATTAACAATATTTATTTTTTATCGTCTCGTTATATTCCGATGCAGCTAAGCGGCAGAACCGGTGCCGTTCCGATTGCTGATACAGGGATAGCCAAAGCATTAAGCGCCTTAAAAAGTGTACAAAATCCGTTAGCAAATAATATTCGCTCATCAATTTACACGTATCGCTCTAATTATTTCTTTCAGCTTACCTTTGGTTTAGATAATCAAACCTGGGTGTACTGCGTTAACAGCAAGAAGTGGTGCAACACTGACACGCTGGTTTTGGATTCGGCCTCCATCCAAGAAACGGTGTTGCTAGCTGATGGCCTATATGAGCTCACCACCACACCTAATTACAAGCTGCGACGCTTTGTGTCTGATGCTGCAATGCTAAACAAAGGTAACTCACCAAATCGGGCGCTGCTAAATGGTATCGAACTAAATATTGTGGCAGGTGAGGGCGTGCCAAGCACTACAGCACCAACTGAGTTTGTTGAGCTTTATATCTCGATTGACAGGGTGACGTATTCCAATGCGCTCAGAATTCCATTACCTGCGCCCGGCGCGCGCACGGGCAGAACACGCTGGCCTGTTAATCTGGCCGCCACTTTCATCACTGTAAAAATTGAATACCACGGCGCCTTAGATTTTACCATCGAAGGCATAGACGCATACATTAAATAGGAGACAACCATGACAGACAATACTAACCCAATGGCCGATGATGATATCGCCGCATCCGCAAGCGCTGCCGTTACCGAAATTGACGAAGAAAACGCTAAGCGGTACACCAAAAAAGACTTAGAGCATGCGATTAAAAAACGTTTGAAAGAAAATGCTGGAACAAAGCATAAGCAAGCTGCCGCACCAGAAGAGCCGCAAGGCCCCGACATGTCGGAGTATGTGCATGTGTCGCAAGTGCCTGAAATTTTGCAGGCTAATGCAGAGCAAGCCAAGCTTATTAATAAAGCGGCTAGCGTCGAAGAGCGTGTTAAGGCAGCAGCCGCCGAAGACCAGGAGCTGAAAACATTAATGCAAAGCGGCAATGAATTAAACCGCACAGACGTTATTGCTTTGTCACAAATGGATATGCTGCCTAATATTGTTGCGGTTGCCAAAGAGTTATTGAAAGATAAGGAAGCGTATACCGTTTTTAAATCAGCTAAAGATGCTTTTCAGCGTAACGAATTTTTGCGCAGCCTGTCAAAAGAGCTTGACAACAAGCGCATGACTAAGGGCGCGGGAACAGAGTATAAGCCAGCACCGGATATTGGCAGCAGCGCGGGTGATGACGTTGAAGGCGCGGCGATTAATAAGTGGATTAAAAGAAGTTAAAAGCTCTTGACGGATAAATTTTGTTCTGCTAGGTTTTTTAAATCCCAAAGGATACCTCTTGATGGTTTAATCATGTGGGATGCAATTGGAAAAGCATCTCTCGCTTGTGAGTAAGCGTAAAACGACTTCGAGTCCTGCCTCGTAAAATGCTGTGTAAATAAATATAGGTTGAACGGAATCAACATTTAGGTCTTGGCCGTTGTGGTCAGGGTTTTGCACACACATTTTTACGAGGAAAAGAAATGGCTAACGATAATCAGGTATCAAACCTCATTGCACGTTCAATGACGGAATTCAACGAGAATTTATCTCCCATCCTAAATACTGCCAACAACAAGTATGAAGGCGATTTTAAAAACGATATTTACGCATCCGGTGGTGTGGTAAATATTAAAATTCCAGGCTACCCAACCGTTACTACTGGTATCAGTGTAACTGCTCAAGGTATCCAAGATTTAGTGGTTGCGTACACCTTAACGCCAAGCGATATCTACAACACTGCATACGAATATGATATTCAGTCAATTGATTACGATGTAGTTGGTGGCGACAAAGCGTTGACATCAGATGCTGCAGAAGCAATTGTCGATAACTACGGTCGTCCAACTTATCTTGCATTGGAAAATCAATTAGAAACTAAAGCATTCAGTTTGTTTTTAGCGAACGCTTATTACACACCGATTGATGATATTTCTAAATTGTCTGGCGTAAATAACTTTTCGAGCATTCAGCAAGTCGGCACGATAGCAAATTTCTTGCAGTTAAATACGGATATGCGCACGTTGATGACGAACTTGAGCGATGGCGCAAGCGTATCATCTTCTTTGCAAAATTCATTTGTGACTTCGTATAACGAAAAAATTACACAAGAAGCATGGATTGGCGGCAGCAAAGAAAAAGGTCGTTTAGCTGGATTAGACTGCATGCAGTCTAACGTGTTCTTGCCTTTCGTGGCAGGCGCATTAGGTGGTCGCACTAACATTACTGTTGGTTCTGTCGCTGCCGATGGATTGTCAATCGTGTTAGTGGTTGGTGGTACAAGTACCGCGCAATTAATTAAGGCTGGTGACCGGTTTGTGTTCCCGACTATTAAATGGTTGCAGCCTGTTGGTAAATCTATTTTAGGTTATAACGTGTCAGTTGTTGCTGCTGCAAATGCAAACGGTGACGGCGCGGGCAACGTTACCTTGACGCTGAACTATCCATTGTTGGCATCTGGCTGGCAAGCTAACGTTAGCGCGTTACCTGCTCCGGGTGCGGCGGTTCAATGTTTCCCAAGCCGAAATATCAACGTGATGTACACCAAATCCGGTTTCTTCGCGGCAACTTTACCGTTGCATGATATTGCTGGCGCGGTCAATTCCGACAATATGATCAAAGGTAAGCGCATCAAGGTTAAAACTTATATGCAAGGTAGCGTGACAGCGGGTTCTAATATTTATCGTACTTCCGAGCAAGTTCCGATGAAGGTTATGACGCCTTATGTTATTGAGTTGCCATC